TTCCACGAGGCCGAGAAGGTCGTCGTCTCGGCCGTCTCGACGCCGACGTCGAGGCCGGCGTCGTCGCAGTACGCGGACAGGTCGACCGCGTTGACGGTGACGAGCGCCTTGGCCCCGTAGCGGAAGCCTGTCGCCATTGGATGTGCTCCTCTCTAGCGGTTGCGGGCGTAGGCGAGCCCGAAGGCGACCGTCGGGACGGTCCCGCCGACGACGGTCGCCACGTAGCGGACGTACTGGCGCAGGGGCGCCCCGGGCGCGGAGACCAGGCGCTGCGCCGCCGGCACGTTGGTGGCGGTGAACGCGCCGCCGGCGACGTCGGCCCACGTCGTGCCGTCCGCCGAGTCCTGGAGCCTGACCGTCCAGGACGTCGGCGAGCCGGTGACCGCGGTCACGTGGAGGTGCGCCTGCCAGCCTGTCGTGCTCGCGGCCGCGTCGTTGCGGGCCGGGCCGGTCGTCGTCCCGCTGTCGGTCGACATCGCGTGCAGCGCCCAGCCGAGGCCGACCGCGGCGTCGCCCGCGAAGGCGGCCGACACGAGCACGGCGCCGCCGACGGGGCTGCTCTCGGCCACGGCGGTGTCGTGGACGAGGACCATGCGGGCCGGGTCGCCGACCGCGGCGATGCCCTGCGGGCCGTAGGTCAGGACCGAGCCGCCGTCGCGGACGTTGCCGAACAGCGCGGCGTCGTTGACCTGGTCGTAGAAGCCCTTGACGGTGACCTTGGACGACGCGACGCCCTCGATGAACGCCTTCCATGCGGGGCTGGCGCCGGGCTGGAACGTGGTCGTCTCCGCCGTCTCGACGGAGATGTCGATGCCGGCCTCGTTGAAGAACGCGGACGCGTCGACGAGGTCGAGCCAGACGCTGGTGCCTGCGCCGTACTTGGGAGCCATCAGGTGGCGACCTCCACGTCGAGCTTCAGGGCGAGGTAGGTGATCGGGGTGGCGCCGGCGATGCCGTTGCCGAGCACCACGGGCACGACCGAGGCGCCGAGCACGTGGGCCGTGCCCCAGGCGTGCGGACCCTCGACGGCGGCGTACACGTCGGGGCCGCCGCCGACGAGCGCGGACAGCGCGTCGCGGCCGGCCCCCGACAGGGTCTGCGCGGCGAGCAGGAGCACCGGCAGCTCGAGCGTGTCGCCGCCCCGGCCGAAGGTGGACGCGAGCTCGATCCGGGTGGGGAAGTCGACGAGGCAGGCGGGCAGCGCCACGGCGCCGGGCGGCCAGCCGTGCGCCTCCCGGACGAGGCCGGTCGAGAGCACGGCGGCCGCGAGGCCGTCCATGACGGCGGAGAGGTCGAGGGCGGCCACGGCGTCAGCCCGCCGGGACCGACGCGAGCGCCGGCCGGGTGTCCGCTGCGAAGTCGCGCACGAGCTCGGCGAGCTCGGCGGGCGCGATCCGGCGCAGGACCGCGACCCGCCCGTCCGCGCCGGCGACCACGATGTCGGGCGCGCCGTCTCCGCCCGCCCGGGCGCGCCAGCCGCGCACGACGGCGGTCGCCGCGAGCTCCCTCACGCGCGGGTGGACGGCTGCCGGCCCCCAGCCGGGGGCGGTCACCTTGACGACGTTGTAGCCCGCGGTCGGCAGGAGCCGGGGCGCGGTCGAGTCGAGCTCGATGCGCGTCGCCGGCCAGCCCTCGCGGTAGGCGCCCCGCAGGTGGATCCCGCGCGCGATCGGGGCGTAGGCGCCCGACCCGTCGTCGGGCTGGTCGGCGTCGGCGACGCCGAGGTACGTGACGGCGCTCACGCCGTCGTACACCGGGAGGACGCGGCCCCACTGCGGCATCCAGGCGGGCCCGAAGTACCGCGGCGTGGACCCGGCCATGTCGCCCTGCGAGCGGACGAGCGCGCCGTCGAACAGGCGCGTCATCGCGCCGCGCGGGGCGAGCCAGCGCCGCGCCTCGGCCTCGAAGACCGACGAAACGGACGTGATGGCGGCGGCGAGCCAGGGGTCGTCCCGGGCGTCCGGGACCGGCCCCTGGAGCTTGACGTCGTCGACCGTGCAGAGGTCCACGGCGGCCGGGGCTACGAGAGGACCACCGAGCCGAGCGCCGGCCGGAGCGCCGAGATCCCGTAGAGGATGTCGACCCCGTACCGGATCGCCCGGTAGTTGATGTCGTACACGCGCTGGACCCGCACGGCGAGGCCGTTGTCCGGGTCCGTGGCGGTGAACGAGTCGACGCCGGTGTTCGCTGGTACCGGCTCGAAGGGCCGGATCGCCAGGATCATCGCGTCGCGGTGCAGTGCGAGGTTCCTGTAGCCGTTGGCGAGCGACGCGTTGGCCGGGGTCGTCAGGGCCGAGAAGTCCGCCGTGAGCGGCTGGATGTTCGCGGCCAGCGCGGAGGCGAACGTGATGGTGTACGGGCCGCCGGCCGACCCTGCGACGGTGGCGTTGCCCGCGCCGATTGTGGACAGGCCCTGGAGGGCGGTCTGGACGGCGGATGCGGCCGCGTTGTACGCGATGCCCGACGCTGTCTGTCCGAGGTACGAGAGGCTGAAGGTGCCGCTCGTCTGGGTGCCGAGGGTGGCGAGCGCCGTCGGGACGGGGACGCGCTGGCTCATCCAGGTGTCGAACCCGTACAGGCGGCCGATCTGGCCCTCGGGGATGGCCTGCTGGCCCTGCCGGAAGGCGAAGAAGTTCTGGAGGTTGGTCGCGCCGAGAATCGCGACCTCGTCGCGGGCCGAGACGACGAGGGACCGGCTCGGCATCGGGGCCAGGGCGCCGTTGAGCGCCTGGCGGGCCGAGCGGATCGTGGCGTCGCTGATCGCGGTGCCGAGGGTGCCGACCGAGGTGCCGCTGAGCGAGCCATACAGGCCGAAGAGGTCGTCTTCGACCTGGTTGCCGAGGGCGATCACCGCGGGCGCCAGGTACTGGTCCATGAGCTCGACCGAGCTCTGCGCCCGGGCGACGTCCTCGATGTTGAAGTCGACGGCCTTGTGCTTGGACAGGGTCACCGAAGCCGTCGCCCCGCCGGACGGCGTCTGCACGCTGATCTGCGTGTCGGCCGCCTTGTCCTGCGCGGTGAAGGTGCCGGGGTACGGGATGTTGAGCGTCTTGCCCACCCACCCGGGCTCGAAGTCGAAGTCCCGGCGCACGAACTGCGCGAGGACCATGTTGCTGCGGAGGATGGTCAGCGCCCGGCGGGCCCACGCCTGCGGGATGAAGCCCGCGGCGTCGGCCATCGAGCGCGTGATGTTGGCCACGTTCTCGTCTCCTCCCGGTGCGGAGGTCCGCCGTCCCGACCCTCACCGGGGTCTCGGGTCGGGGGCGGCGCCGGCGGTGTGCCGGCCGTTCGGTCTCTAGTCCCTGATGCGGCCCTCGCGCATCGCGCGCATGATCTCGGCCTCGTTCCGCTCGAACTCGGCCTGGCTCATCGCGCCGATCTGGTCGCGGGTCCAGGACGCCTGCGCGGGCGAGCCGCCCGAGCCGCCGTCGAAGTTGCCCGCGGCCGGCCGCGGCGCCGCGAACAGCGACGGCCGCGCCTTGCGGAAGGCGGCGATCGCGCCGTCGAGCCCCGCCACGCGGCCGTCGTCGTCGATCACGAGCTCTGCGAACGACGGGTCGAGCACCGCAAGGTCGATCGCGTCGGGCGTGGCCCCGGCCGCCTGGAGCTGCCTCGCGACCTCGGCGGACCGGAGCCGTGCGCTCCACTTCCGCTCCGTCTCGGCGGACGCCTCCCGGCGCGCCTGGGCGATCGCCCGCTCGCCCTCGGTCAGCTGCGCCGCGCGGAGCTGCTCGAGCTCCGCCTCGGCTTTGCGGGCGCGGTCCTCGGCGGCCCTGCGCTCCGCCTTCATGGCGTCGAGGGCGCGCTTGCCCGCGTCGCCGAGGGCTCCCTCGACGCCCGTTGCGGGCTCGGGGGCCGGCGGCGTCGCCGGGTCGCTCTGGGCCGGCGGTGCGCCGTCCACGACGGGCGTTGCGCCCGCGGACTGATGGTCGGTCATGGCTGTGTCGCCTCCTTGCGGCCCATGCCGGGCATGAGCATCGTCGGGTTGGCCGCCGGCGTCGGCGGGGTCGGTGTTGCAGTGGAGCCCGCCCCTGGGCCGGGCTGCGTGCCGGCCGCGGCGTCGGCCGCCGCCCGGAGCTGCGCCATCGCCTCGGGATCGCCCGGCTCGGACGGGTCGATCGCGCCGTCGACGGCCGCCGCGGCGTCCTTCCACTTGGCGATGAGCTGGGGGCTGTAGCCGGCGTCCTCCCACAGCTGCTCGAGGGGCACGCCGAGCGCCTTGAGCTTGAGCAGGGCGTCGACGTGCTCGGCCTCGGTCCGGACCTCGGGGTCGCGCCAGACGGCCTCCTTGTCCTCGATGCCGGCGCGCCTCGCGTCGCCGGCGGCCGCGAACGCGAGCCCGATGCACTCCTCCCAGGCCTCGCCGAAGTCGCCCTGCCGCCGGCGGACCTTGGCGACCAGGCCGGTCTCGGTGGCCTTGAGCGACTCGCCGGACGGGAAGGCGCCCGACTGGCCGAGCAGGTAGTGGGGCGGCGTGCGGGTGGTGCTGGCGATGTGCTGGATGCACGCCTCGACGGCGCGGATGTAGGGCTGGAGGTCCGCGGCGTCGAGCTGCCCGAACCTCACGTTGGGGTCCCGCGCCATGAGCATCCGGTCGTACGCGAGCTTGAACGGCTGGATCGGCCTGCCCGTGTCGGGGTCGACCGGGATCTCGAGCCCGGTGACCCAGCGCTGCGGGTACGCGGTGTACTCGGCCGAGACGAGCATGTCGCTCATCAGCAGGTTGAGCGCGTTCTGCATCGGCAGCATCGCGCCGATCTCGCTCTGGCCGCGGTTGTAGAGGTCCGGGTCGTTCACGAGCGGCACGACCGGCACCACGCCGAGGTCGTGGGACAGCGGCCAGGGCTCGACCGACACGGAGCGCCGGGTCCAGCGGCTGCCCTCGGCGAGCTCGTACTTCTCCACGCGGTCGGCGAAGTAGAGCGTGGCGAGGCGCCGGCCGTCCGGCGTCGTCCAGCGGCGCATCGCGGCGGCGCGCTCAAGCGCGTCGTCGTCGTCCCAGGCGATCGCGAACTGGCCGGCCTCGTGGGCGCGGATCCGAGGCGCGCCGTCCGGCCCTGAGTCGACCGTGACCGGGCACCACGACTTGACCAGCGCCTCGCGGTGCGCCCGCAGGTGCCAGGCGTCGAGCTGGTTGTCCTGCCAGTACCCCCACGCCTTGCGGTCGCCGGCCTTGCCGTCGACGCGGAACCCGGTGACGGCCAGGCGCTCGTCGACGGCCGAGATGACCAGGCGGCAGAAGTTGTCGGAGAAGCCGGACAGCCAGCGGGCGTACTCGCTGCGGTAGCCCGAGGCGGCCGCGAGCAGCGCGACCGGCGGCTGGTGGCGGCCGTCGTAGTAGTCCTGCCACAGCGCGTAGTCGGGCGCGCGGGCGTCAATCTCGGCGCCGAGGCGCTCGAGCAGGGCGGGCGAGCTCATCGTCGGGGCCATCGGCGCCCCCTCACCACGACGCCGCGACCGGGCCCGAGCGGACCGGGCCGTCCGCGGCGGGCATCGTCACCGCCGCCCAGCGGGCCAGCATGTCGGCCAGGGCGCCGTCGATCTTGGCCCGGTCGTCGCCCTTGGCCGGGACCATCAGCGCTCGTCCGTCGTCGCCCCGCGAGCGCGACCGCCCGACCGCCTTGTGGACGGCCTTCGCGTGCTCGGTCACCACGGGGTCGCCGTCGTGCGGGTGGGTCCCCTCGCGGACCGAGGTCATCCAGGCGTCGAACACGGGCGCGATCTGGCGCTCGACGTTGGTGTCGATCGGCACGACCACCTTCTCGCCGTACTGGTCCTCCCAGCGCGTGATCTCGTCCCGCCAGAAGGACGCGTCGCAGCGCATCACGCCCACGTCGAAGCGCTCGAACGCCTGCGCGACCGCGGCCTGGACCTCGGCGCGCGGGACGCGCCACTCCTCGCCCGGGTGCGCGGCCGCCCAGATCCGCATCGCGTCCCCGCGGGGCCGGACCCACGACCAGCCGGGCATCGAGAAGCCGAACCCGTCCGCGGTGCAGGCGCGCAGGACCGTCGAGTCCAGGGAGAGCGAGCCGTCGAAGCCCAGGCCGACGCGCGTGCCCGCAGGCACCTCGCGCCCAGGGTCGGCCAGGGCGTCCCAGGCGGCCGGGTCGACGGCGCGCGACCGGCCCGCGGAGCGCCGGTTGAAGTAGAAGCGCAGCGCGTCGTCCCAGTCGGTGGCGGGGTCCGCGAGCTCGGCCATGATCCGGTCGATCGGCGCCCACCACGAGTCCCCGTAGACGCGCTCGAGCTCGGCGCGCAGGCGCTCGGCCGGCCAGTCGGGCGCCGGGTCCTCGGACGCCCGCGTGCAGACGTGGAGCACGCCCGCGACCTCGGCCTCGCCCGACTCCTCGGCCACGCTGTGCATGCCGGTGACCGGCGCGTTGGTCGTCTCGAAGGTCCGGCCGTCGACCTTGGCCGCGGTGCGGCGGAGGACGGCCGCGAGCCGGGCGCCGCCGTTCGACCGCGTCCACAGGTGCGTCTCGTCCAGCACCCCGAAGGTCAGCCGCGCGCCCTCGCGCGTGGTGCTCTCGGCCGTGACCGAGCGCATCTTCCCGGGCCGCCCGACGAGGTAGCAGCGCGTCAGGCCGGCGTCGACGCCCAGCGAGCGCGCCGCCCGGCCGTCGTTGGCGGTGAGCATCTGGTGGACGGCCGACCAGGTGTTGTCCGCCTGGTCGAGCGACACGGCGGCGATCTGCACCTCGGGGTCGTAGCGGGGCTCGGCGACGGGCTCGCCCTCCTCGTCCCAGCCGCCGAAGGCGACCGGGCCCGCGAACTCCTCGATGGCGACCGCGGCCAGGAGGGGGCTCTTGCCCCACCCCTTGGCCATCTCGAGGCGGCCGCGCCGGTAGGCGAACTCGCCGGTCGCGGGGTCGAGGCGGTAGAAGGCGAGGACGATGCGCGCCTGCTCGTCGGTCAGGACGAGCGGCCGGGAGGGGTCGGCCGGCGACGGCAGGTGCTCGGCCATGTGGTCGAGGACCGCCCAGCCGAGGGTCGGGAA